TAAGAAATGAATGAGGTTATACCTCATTCAAATTCTAAATTAGAATGAGGTATATTTAAAATACACAGTCCCCCTCATGAGCTGTATAAGTAATGTTTTAACATTATTTTGTTTAAATGGCGTAATAGCCTGTAATAGGATACCTATAACCAAAGGCGTTACCATTATATGGATTAGCATTCGATATTATGTACGGAACCTCTCCTTCCTTTACGGTTGGTGGAGAAATCAATGGTGCCGATATTTGATATCCAAATCTAGTTTGGTCATCACAACCGACATATAATGATAGATTAATGTCAGTTGGATTGTTTGTTACGTTAGGTGTAAAAGCAGTTGGTATACCGACTGCTAATACTAGCCGTCCTAGATCTGTGGCAAATTTGTTAGATCTATAAGCGGTTGTCACCGACCATCCATTTATGGAATGGGCATCTCCTACAAAATTCAAAGGTGACATATTAGGAATATGAGCTTCCAGTATACAACTGTTGGTTGAAATGGATGTCTCGTTGGAATTGGCGAAGTTAATTGCTTGGCCCAATGTAGGATTAATATAATTAGGTCTTTCAACGGTTGTAGAAACGCTTGACCAGTTGTGCGGGAGAACACCGTTCTCATTAAATATATTAACCAAAGCTCTACTACATTGTAATGTTTTCGGGAAATTTATATCTGGAAAGACCCTTGTTCCCATATAAGATGCATCAGAGACGTCAATACCCTCTCCTTTAATAGACATACTAGGAGGAATGTACCACATCTGGACCGCAGATGCTCCCTGAACTACAGCCTTTATTTTGAGACCTCCTTGTGACCCTAAAAACATAGATTTCAAAATTCCTCTAGGGGAAGAAAATTCTCTATGTTCAAAACCTGCCGGAACGTTAGTAGGAGGGAACCATTCTGATAATAGTTGATACATATCAAATTCCAGTAATCCATCAACTTCAATTAGTTCCCTGCCTGAAATATCAACATGCAACGTTCTATACATACGCCTTATAAAATCTCTGATGTTACTGATGGGTTTATGGTCACTATCTTCTTGTTCTTTGGTTGTATGTCCTGGGTTAGTTAAAGCAATTTGTGAAGATATAGGGACCATAACTGAGGCTTCAGCCTGGAAATCTGATGCTGGTTCCGTCTTACCGAACATCGTTAAGGGATCTACCGCATATCCATAAAACTGAAAATCATCACCTGCAGATATATATACATTAAAACTAGCTGAAGTAGTTGACGTACCCGAGGTGACTAACTGTTGAGCAAGATAAATATAATACATTCCATGCGTCATCATGTTGGTAACAGGATCTTGCGTGCAAGGAAGTTTATTAAACATACTTGCAAATGGTAATTTTACTGTTTGGATTTGCCCTCCTGCAGAAAATTCTAAAGTTTCAACCATCATACTTCGCATCCTTTCATAGTCAGGAAGTTTAGTTAATGTATTATAAGTAGGAGCATAATTTCTTACTAAGGCTAATTTTAAAAATTGGAAATTTGTCATACAACTTTGAATATGAATATTAATAGATCCTTTCCAATATTTTGTTAACCAGTATAATGCCTGAAAGTTATTTGCTAGCACTTGATACTCTGTTTCCTCACTTTGATATGGGGATTGACCTTTTAGAGATCCCCCCGCTGCTTGCATTGGGGTTATAGGTCGCGCCCATAAAAGCTTTCCTGATGGTGTAGTCGCGTTTACATTAAAAGTTCCTAAATACATAGGTTTTGTTATAATTGATTTTATGTCCATTTCATCTTGTTTAGTGCAATATATAAAATCATTTGTAATTCTATCGAAATCAGTAAATGGATCCATTTTTTCATAATTGGTATTAGAGCAAACAGTGTTCGGGGATTGTCTAAAAGCAATAATTCTTTTCTCGGATTCTTGATGAGGATTATTTGGGTTATGTAACCCTACCGATTTTTTAAACACATTAGTTGTGGTATCAATTAAGTCGTTTACAAGTTTTTTGCCTTGAGTGATTAACCCGCTGGCTTCAGCAGAGAATGTGGGAGTTTCCCACTTTTTATTTACAGTATCTGGTACGTAAAATTCTACTTCATCAAAAACTGCGTGTACTGATATCGTAACATCAGTGGAGCCTGTGCTAGTAGAAAGAGGATTCATAACTATAATTTTAACGGAGGCAAAGTCACCATCATGATCTAAATAAGTCATACGTGATCCCTCAACTGGTTCACATGGAAGCAAAGCTGTATTTGCATAAAAAGGTACTTGCAACCTCACTGATGTAGACTCATTAGCATGTAGAAATGCATGTGGCGCCGCCATAGATGACTGAACCATTTGACTCAGGAAATAAGAGTATGAGTTACTATATATACCTTGAGGAAGAGCGGCAGCAAGAACGATACCTGCGTGGTTAGGAGATCCCGCTACTTGAAATATTAAAGATATTTTTGCTCGATAGTAAGCTCCCATTGAAAAAGGGTATGATATAATATCATTATTTTCTAGCATCGCACTAGGAAGACTTATCTCTCCTATTAATGATTTAGCTGCGTTTGTAGTAGTCCATTTAATATTAGTTAACTTAAAAGGCTTTTTGAGTAGAGGAGAATAAGTCATTTTTAAACTTGGATCCATACCAATTGGCTTAGGCCACTCAGTATAAATATAATCAGGCTCCACTACACTTCGAGTACGCAAGCTGGAATAATATGCTTGGGAAACTGGATTAACAACAGCATTTCCTACTGATACTCCAGTTTGATTATTTGTAGACCCCTCTGTAAAAGTACTGAGCGAGTCAAAGTCTCTATTTTGAGCATTAGAACTAATAACATCAGTTTCGACGCTAGCAATAGATTGCTGGTTAGAAGCTCCCTGTAAGGGAGTTTCTTTATTTGAGTTTATATTATGATTTGAATTAGTTTTATAATCTTGATTTGATGTGGAACTTATTACTATTAACCTTAAGTTCCAATGAGGTTAATAGGATCTTTTTCTAATAAGGCTACAATAATCTAGGAAAAATTAAGCTAGATTAAGATTCCTAATATATAAAATTTTACAATAAAAAGTTTAAACAAATACAGATAAACAATATAAAATAAATTAGACGATTATATACAATTTGTAGAATAATTCAAATATTACAATTAATGGTAACTGAAAAATAAGTTGGCATTAAATAAAAAATTTTCTGGATCTCTATTATAGAGATCTTTAATACTATTGTTGGATAACCATTTATAGTACGGATACTGCTGTTCCACTATCAATCTGAATTGCAACATTAAATCATTGTGATTAGGATGCAAGTACAACTCTCTATAAACAGCGTCTATCTTTCCAGACATGACTACATCCATGTCTTTCTTTGCGTCTACCCAAGATATTGTATTTTTAAGAGTGTTAAGAGCCAATGGACAAACTATCCGATTAAGCTCATTGTGATAAACAAAATCTCGCTTTAAAAAAGAGATTTCGCTAAGAGTTTGGTAAGGTTTCGAAATAGGATTTTTTGCTGCGTCGGTAAAATTCATACCTATAGAAACAAAAAACTGCAACATAGATACGGCGTTTAAATCAGGTCGACTCTTTGACACACCAACGACTTTATCGTCGCCATAAACATAATCCACTACTTCTTTATTAAACAATCCTACGCATGCATTTTCCGTATTTCTATAATACCACATAGCTGAATAAAATCTATTAACTAAACTGTTATAAAAAGCAGTAAGAAAAGAGCCAGAGGGCATAGAGTGTGTCATTACAAACATCTTCCCTTGAACTATCACTATTGAATTTTTAAGATTATGCAATATAGCTTCGAGCATCTTTCTGTGGGACCCTTTATATTTCGATATAATCACATCATTAAGCGCTTGCTGAACAGATGGTAGCATAGCTCCATCCCACTTGCCTATGTCACCTGCAAATATATTGACATTAGAAAGAATTTCCGCCATCCGAGGCCATTCTTTAATAGGATTGCATCCTATCATAATTTGGTTTTGGTGACGATTTTTCAGAGTTTTCCCTACTAAATCAGCAGTCAACTTCTTCGTCCAAAACTGTTGATGAATGGTTGACACTCTAAAAGATCTAGGTTCCCCTTCCTTCTCAACGTTTCGAATTTCGTCTTTCAACGTCTCAAACCAGACAAAAAACTGATTAGCTCGAGGATCATCTGTATTGACGTACGATTCAAAGTCATTTAGCTCTTTGGCAAAAAAGTCTAAGGGTTTACCTAGCTCAAAATCTATATATTCTGCTTTCGTTTTCTTACAACCAAAGCCATTAGAAGTGTCTTTTTTCATCGGAGATATACCTTCAAAACCCTTAATCACATCAAAATCAGTTACATCTGAAAACTCTGGAAGTAAGTCTGCTAAAACCAGTTTACCGAATTCCACCTCTTCAAGTGGTGGGGCAACAACTTGAGCGGTTGACTTCTTAAAAACTTCTTGCACGGTATCATATCCATATTTCCCTAGATTCGCAGGAAAACGTGTTACTGGGTATGCTCCGTGTAGAGGACTAGGCACAATGGAGCTTTCTTCTGGTACTGCAGCGTACCCAAAGGATTCTACGCGAGCACAAGACGCATTTTCTTCTTGTTTATCATGTAATAAAACCACGCCTGGATTTCCATTTAGCCTCGGTAAATTATTAAGAAATCTACACGCGCTTTGAGGCCATACTAAACTAACACCTAAGTTCTCTTTATCTGAACCAGCAACATGCATACCCATAATGTATCCTGCTTGTGTGGCTATAACACTGCCACATAAACCTTTAAAATGTATTGTATAAAGCTCTCTTTCCGAAGGCTTAATAACATTAGAGAATAGAGTATTACCTTTCATAGAATAAGGAATATTCCCAAGATTAGCTTTAGACTTAATACTCTGAGTTTTTATAGCTCCTATAGGAGTTACTAAGTGAGTAGACATGGCTTCCCCTTCATTAAACTTTGCATCTTTAAAGGTCAAAGGGTGTGAAGAGGGCAGCTTCAAAACAGCAAGGTCTTCAGCGTTGCTTTTATAAATCAGCTCACACTTCACAGAGACAAGAATAACATTGTTAGTTTTAATATCTCTTACTGAAATTGTCTGCGTACATGACTCAGTAAAAATTGCATGAGCAGGGACCAGAATATACCGATCAAAACAAAAACAGCACATTTTAAGTTTCTGATCGTCAAAAGAAACTTCTTTTAAGTGATTTCTTTCTAACGCTGAAATTTGGGAAGATGTGGAAGTATCCAATAATCCTTTAATTACGTCCCAATTATCACTATTGGTGTCACACGTGGTTTGTCCTTCGAACTCTGAACAAGAGACATACAAGTTGACAAACAACAAGAAATAACAAATTCCTATCGCTAGACAAACATAATCGTCAGGACACATCAAAAAATTCACTATCCCCTCTAAAATTCCCTGAAGTGCATTTTGTATCAATTTGAAAGTTAGAGAAGCAATTATTTTGAAATGGTCTACTATATCCCATGTTTTAACAGCGTTCACTAGTAAAGGCGCATTTTGAGGAGCAATATTAATAAATGCTTTAGCATTCCCAATGTAGTAATCATTAAGATGCTCTGGATAAGGAGCATCTTCAATACCTTCCTCGTGATATTGCTCAAACACTGCTGCGGCGAGAGATTTATGGCAGCTTATCAATATCTGTTCTGTGTTTTCTAAGACATCTTTATCACTCTCATGTAAATTAGCTGCCATCGTTTGAAGGTAATTTGGTGTTACGTCTTTGAGGTGAACAAAATCTATTGTTGAAGTCTCATTCCACTTCCAAGAATCGCTCTCTTCGCACGGCCCATGTACTGGAACTAGTTGCTTCTTATGATCATCGGAAAAAATAGAAAGAGAGGGCATAGTCGGAACTATGTTCTCATACCAATGTTTAGGAATGGAGAAAACTTCTGCGTCAAATTCGGCTATTTTAATTAAAGATTGTATCCCTGCTTTACGCTCTTGAGAAATTTCATTTTTCCCTTTGCAAGCCTTTTTCCATTCACTGATCGTTAAGATCCAAGACGCGATCCAAGCCAAAAAAGCATCTTCATCGGAAATAGTGTGAGAACCTTTTAAATTTCTTAAATTAAACACTTCCCAATTACCATTAGCCATGTTGTACTTCTTGATATGTATGGTACCTTCAAGTTTAGGCTCACCTAAGTGATCTCTCACTCTGAGACCATACCAATCAAAAACAAAAGCTCGTCTAAATAATGCTCTCGGATCAGCCACTCCATCTTGGTTTGTGAATCCTTGTAGATCCATAAACTGGTTAGTTGTAAGCATTATTATCTCAGAGTTAAATAACTTTGTATTTTTAAGTGAGGCAGTGGCGCAATCTAAAGGTAGAGGAACGCAACTAACCCAATTTATTAAATTTCTCCATTGTGATTTCCCTTGTTGTCCAACATCATCCATATAAAAAACTTGTTGGTTTGCATATAAATCGTAAAAATCTTTTCCATCATTTATATTTTTAACATGATGGACGTAAACACTCTTATCTAAAAGTGTCAACACTTTAGTCAGTGTCACTGACTTTAAAAGACCTGGAGGACCATCAAAGATAAAAGCACTTGGTTCAACTCTGCTAGCATTTTTAACTTGATCTTTAAGTTTTTTAAGGTTTAAAAATGCCTCAATTCGTTGTTTAATAGCAGGGTGAAATTTAGCTAGATCAGCAGCCTCAAACCCTGCTGAAGAAGCTGTAAGACCGTCCAATTTTGAATAGGTCTCATCTATCTTATCCCAGAAATCCGGTTGATTCAGAGATAATGGTTTTCTTTGGTATTCAAGAACCAAATTAGTACACTCTGAGACTAAAGAATACGAGGAAAATTGCACTAACGCATCTTGAGTTTTTTGAATTAATGATTTGATAAATGGATACTTAATATATTCTTTTAACATGTTTAGAGTATTTTGTACAATATCTACAATAACTTGCAGATACGAAGAAGTAAATAACGATTCTCTTCTTTGTACTGTGATTAAAGCTAGAGCTATAGCTTTAATTTTATCAGGTAGCATATTAACTACTGATGATAAAAGAACATCTTCTAAACCTTGTGCTGAAAAATCTTCATAGCTAGGTTCTATGTTACAGAAATCATCTTTTAGTGCATACGCGTCTGCTAAAAGACACAAGAAAGGAATAACATCCAGTGAGTTCTTCCCTACTAAGTTAACAAAACGAGTAAATATACTACATACTCTAATTAACATAGATTTTGTTAATTTTTTAATTTTAGTCATTACAGTATCAACAGAAGTGAGTAAACTAATAATATTACCAACTTGGTTAAAGATTTTTGCAATACCTGGTAACATTCCTATTAAAGACTCTGCTCTGAAATCTTTTATTGTCTGTTTAACCTGCTTTATTGATAGATATTTTTCCACAGGATATTGCGGTGGATAAACAATCCTATATTTGCATTTGGAAGTTGTAATGACCTTTCCTTCTAATCGCGAGAAAGTATCTTTAGATACAATCTGCTCTCGATTACACAATGGATACAAAATGCGCCATTGTGAATCCATATTAGAATCTTTATTTTTATATTTATATCGGTGGTTATTTTTGCACATTGTAACCTTCTTAGAAATAACTTCAGTTCTGGGGATATCTTCGCTTAAAGCTATATCCGCATTAGTCTCCGCTATTTCAAAAAGATTAGAAACATGACTTACAGTGTTTTTAAGAGGCTCTGTCGACTCTGTTACGAAACATGGTGTACCCCGCCTAATTACGTTAGTATTCATTATGGTGAGTAGAAAATACCTAAAATATAGTCTCCTATATCTAGGATGGATTTAGCAAGGTCTAAACTCAGACCTAAACCGAAGTATCCCTTCGGTTCTTCTTTACCGGTCAATTCCGACTTAGCTCCATGGGCTATTGTAAGTGAGTTACGAGGGACCAAAATCCCTAAACACACTTGAAATTTGCACGTTCTTGTTTTAATAGAAACAACATTAGTTTTGGGAATATCTTTGCTCAAAGCTATATTCGCATTAGTCTCTGGTGTTTCTCTAAAACATAAAACACGACTTACAGTATTTTTAAGAGGCTCTGTCGACTCTGTTACAAAACGTATTATACCCCGCCTTATATCGTTATTGGTCATTATGATTAGTGGAAAATACCTTGAAATATAGTCTCCTATATACAGGGTGGATTTAGCAAAATCAAATTTTGATTCAAACCGAAGTGACCCTCCGGTTATTCTTTAACGGTTAATTCCGACTGAGCTCCACGGGCATTAGAAAAGATGTTACGTAATTAATATACGAAAAATAAGATGGAAATTAATATTGGAATCAACAAAAGAAAAGAAAACCAAACATACGCGGTTGTCTATATACTGAGAACATCAGCAATAAGACAACTACATACGCTTAATGTTCTTTTGGAAAAGAATATTCTTT